ACAGGCACGCCTGCTTTTCTAAGTTCAATAGCTTCTGCAAACTGAACTTCATCAAAATTATCTCTTGCTGGAGCGTCATTAATAATTACGTCATATTCACCTAAGGTTAAATCATTAACAATCCTACCTTCTGGTGTCATTTGGTTTACAACCAGTGGGACCCTTTGTTTGTAAGGATCAGCTTCATCTGTAATTTGAATGATGCGCTCTTCCGTATAATAACTTTGTACTAAGTTTAGTATTTTTTCTGCTAAATAATGTCTTGTTTTCTTTAGGTTATCTAAAGGTACTTGGATCATTAAAACACCGCGGTTCTGTTTTGCTTGAATTGCAATACCAGAAACCTCGGGACTATCTGTCCCCAACATGGCATCAGAAATGCCACTAATTGTTTTTATATTAATAGCCGCTTTTTGGCTTATACGATCCAGACCGGTGGGAATCTGGTTTGGGGGGATCTTACTTGGGGGAGTAGAGCCTCGATTAAACTCGAGGACTAAACCAGTTTCCGCACCGTGTTCTTCTAAGTCATCTGCTGTCATTCCTGTAAGGGAACCTGACTCAACTACCCAACCACTGTTTGCGGTTGTATTTACAATGTGTAGTTCTTGAGATGAAATTTTGTTTAGTTGTTCTTGTGGTGAAATTAAGTTTCTTACCATACCAAAAGGTTTACCCCTTCTCCAATATGGGAAGTAAGGAACCAAAGTAAAATGATCGTATGGAGACCAGTCATCAAATAAAACAACAGTATCTGCTGTTACGGTCCATTTAACTTTTTTAATGGTCTTAGTAATAATATAAAGACCCATGTCATCGGCAAACTTTTTGCGTTTGCGTTCACTCCAATTATATGGAACTTCTCTTTGATCGCCAGTAACAGGATCAACGTAGAACATGCATTTTTTTAATTTATAGTGTTGTCTTTCTATAACTCTAATTGATCTTACCGCTTTTGCTTCTTCAGGGTTATTAGGGTAATCGCTTGCATATTCTCCAGTGTAAGTATCCCCATATCTTTCTTCTTCATATTCAATTGAATCTGAACCTAAGGTTGATCCTACTTCTGCTATTATTCTTAATTTATCTGCTTTCTCTTGTCCATAGATTTCTTCTATATCATCTATGCTCATCCATTTTGTTTCAAAAATTTCATTCCAAGTTTTTGGATCATACTCTTTTGCATCTGGATCAATAATAATGTCAAGCGGGTCTTTAGGTGTAATTCTTACTTCACCCTGTATGTGATCAGAAAAATCTACCCTTACATCAAACCACCCTCTATCTTGAATTAAACCATCAGAAAAAACTTGTGATTCTATCCAATCAAGTTTGTTGTTATCAGAAATCTGCATAAAAAGTTTTGTGAGTAGATCAGCAGTTTCCTGCATACCAGATCCCCGCGGTTTAAATTGTACATCTGCTCTTCGTGTACTTTGTTCACCAATAACCGTATTAATAGTGGGTAAAATTGTGTTGATTGTTAAAGCGGGTCGACCCTGGTCGTCTAACGTTGCTATATCAGCTTCGTCCCATTGTTCGCCGCGATAAAAAGCGTCGCACTGTTTTGCTATTTCAATATAGTCATCATGACCGTTGTCCCTGGCTCGTGTATAAGATTCCCATTGCCGACGGGCAATGTTTAGCTCTTCTGCTGCGTCCAGTTTCTTTTTAGGTTTTTTATACTCTGCCATTAAGCACTCATCGATGATTTATGTTTATCGCCTTTAGTTAAATGTTTTAACTTATCTCTCCAAGATGGAACATGCTCCGGTCTTTCGTAGAAGGTAGCAAATTCCGTCATCATTAAACCTATCCATGCCAATGCATCGACTTGGTCATCATGGGCTCCATTTGGAAAACGTAAAAGTTCTGCAACCATGGTTCCAGTCCAAACAGCGTCCTTTGGAAAGTATACCATACCTTGTTGCATTCTACCTTGAATTGCGCGTGCTCTTGCTTCTTTATCTCTACGACCTACTTTTAGGTCTTTAAAGTAAGCTTCGCTTAATCCCCGTTCTCTAGTACGTTTCTGCAAAAAGGGCCCCAAGGCCATTTCAATATGACCTCGTTCTATGCCTACTATACCCGGGCGCCAAGTTTCGTACAAGTCTAAAATTTGTTCTACTAATTCAAACCCATCGTATTTTCCGCGAACGACATCAACAACAAATAAATTATCATATTCATCGACCCCGACAACAATACCAACTGAATAATCGTTCCGGTCACGTTGTCCGATCGCAAGGTCCCACGCGCAATAGTAATTAAGCTGTGCATATTCAATGTCTTCATCCTCATAATAACGAATCATGTCTCGGCTAAAATAATCGCCTTCGTCGGATACTGGATTCTGTTGATACAGAGCAGACCAATCTCGGGGACCGATGGCTTTCCTTATCTGCTCGAGCGCGTCCACATTATAACGCTCTGGATGTAAACTTTCACCATATTTTCTAAAAGTTTCATCAGTTTCTGCAATGGCTGGGTATTTAATTACTTCCCACTGGTCAGCACCTTCTTCTGCTTGTTTTAATAATCGACCGGCTAAATCGTCGTCGTGCCATCTTGTGAGAATCACAAGTATTCCACCCCCGGGTGATAAACGTGTATAAGCAGTTGATGTATACCAATCCCAGGTCGCATCGCGGTTGTTATCTGATTCTGCATCTTCGCGGTTTTTTACCGGATCATCGATAACCATTACGTGTGCACCTTTACCAGTAATACCTCCACCAACACCCGCTGCAACATAACCACCACCTTGGGTCGTTTGCCACGATTCAATTGACTGAGAATCTTTATCCAGCCTAGCTTTTTCAAATACATTTTTATATACTGGTTCTCTAAGGAGTTGACGAACTTTTCTTGAAAAATTCATCGCAAGAGAGCCTGAATACGAACAACTTATGAACTCGTGATTAGGATGTCGACCCAAGTGCCACGCAGGAAATGCAACACTGGCTAAAGTAGATTTACCGTGTCGCGGTGGCATAAAGAGCATCAACCTTGGTGATTCTTTATTTGCTACTTGCTCACTAAATTTTTCTAACCTTTGACAGATATCTTTGTGTACCCAGCCGGCTAAATAATCTGGATTAAAACGTTCAACAAATGGGAGTAACCTTTTACGTGCTAAGATTCTTTTTGCTAGTTCTTGTTCCGCTTTTACTTGTGCGGATAAGTCTTCTTGTTTCGCTTGAGCCGGTTCAGACTTCAACTGGGGCTCGGGAACTTTTTCAGCCTCGTCCGCCCTACAGTAAACACATATATCATCTAACAATATAAGGGTTTCATGATATAACCCTTTACATCTTTGGCATTCAGTCTTTTGCGTCATTAGCTGGCTCTAAATATTTTGTATCTGCCCCTGCAATTCTTAGCAACTCTGCATCGGACAATCTTTCCAACTGTTCTACTTTATCCACATTGATATTTATTTGCGTTGCGTTCTCAGGCATAAATAGACCGTGGAGCTTGCACAACGAATCGACAACATTTTTTTCTTCAGTCGCGGTCGCCGATTTACGGTGCGCTTCTAAATACATTCCCGTTGCTGTGTTTTTATCAAACTTAACTTCTTCACGCATTTCATTACGTAAATAGGCCAGAGCTTTTTGTAATTTTTCTGTTTTAAATAAAGAGTAAACACGGTCTACATCTCTATAGCCCGCAGCTCTTCCAGCGGCAGCTTTTGTCATACCGCGTAAATGAAATAACACCAACCTTTCTTCTTGAACAGAAAGCTCGTTTAAGTGTAATCCGGCATAAGGTAGGTGGGATTGAAACTCCGCTCTATCCTGTTCGGTTATTTCTGTAGGTCTGTCTTCGTCTAATAAACGCATGTAAATGGAATTATATTAGTATTCTTCTCTGTTTGTCACGATATTCTTGCACCACCAATAGAGCTCGTGATCATCGAGCACGTGTTTCATGATGTTTACTCTATAACAAACTAGCTGTAAATTCATTTTGGTATATGGACCGTCGGGCTGGATTCGGTCAACGCTGGCATTAAAATCATGGTAGCCCCCACCTTTTCTCCACGTCATAATATTATTGGACAACGCACAACGGCCCTCTTGTTCTTGCCACAATTCAAAAAGATCTTCTGGCACAAGGTCCCATTCGCAAGTATCTTTGCGCTTGTTTTTTAGACTGTTGAAGATGTGCCGTAGAAAACGCTCGGGGTCCCCGCTCGATCTCCGTTGTCGAAGGTCGACGGTACACGTTTTGCAAACGTTACGTGGGTAAGTACCATTCCCAGATTTCAATTTCTCTTGGACAAATCTAGAAAGATCCAGTTCTTTTTTGCAGCGATCGCAAACTTTAGTTGTCATAAATTTTTTCTCAGAAATTTTTTCTCAGAAATTTTTTTTGAAAATACTATACTATATCACTCATTCATTGTCTCCCCTTCCGCCTATTCGGCCACCCCCTTCCCCGATTTCCGATTTTGGAACCTTGTTTCTAATTTTTTAGCTTTGGAACCTTGTCCAGAAAAACAGCGGTCATCGCACATGAACAGTGGTTCATGTGTCGTAGGTAGTCTCTTGATTCTAATGAGACTGGCTCATTGGAACACTAACTATATATACACAGGAGTACATATGAAATATATAGCTAAAGTTAAACGTCCCTTCCCCGCTAAGGATGAAGAGGGCAACATCACAGTAGACGAGAATGGAGCAGTCAAGATGAACCCTGGCTGGACAACCATTGGCTATGCATCTAACGGCGGAGCAAGCATCACGCTTCGTCCTAACTTTCAACCGCTCGTGGTTGACGGTAAAGTCGAACCTATCTTCATCTTCCAACAAGAAGATAAGAAGGAGGCAGTAGCAAATGGCTAATCCTAAAACTACTATTATCGGCGTTACTAGAGACGCTATATCGCTCACCTACAAAGGTGGGCGATTACTACTCAGAGGGACAGGCAAAGCACTAGCCCTCGGTCATAAAGCAATCGACATGGTTCAAGATGGTTATCAACACCAACGCACCAAGTCCGATCGACCACATCAACCTGAGTTACCACTCAACCATCCCAAGTAATAACAACTACTATCATAGCCCCGCAATGGGGCTTTTTTTTAAAAACCGCCAGGTATGACCCATGCTACTCGCTCCAGGAATGATGTTACACGTGTTACACGTAAAAAGCCCATGTGTAACACATCAAGTGTAACGCTTGCCGGTGCGATAGCAGTGAGGGTTTACAAGGTGCTGATACACCAAATGTTACAGCGTTACAGCAAGACCAGATAGAGGTTGTACCATAACGACCGTCGACCGTGAATCTTTATTCTAGAACATAAATCATCTGTTACATGTAACATAATCCAAGCAAACAGTACAACCACGCGGGTTTCAGGCTGTTACAGTACCCTAAAATCAGCTGTAACAAGTGTAACAATCGCTCGCAAACCCGCATTCTTACGTTCAAATGTTACAGCTAACTACACCAGATTCGCTTGCAACGCTCCATGGGGAGCGTTGTCTTAGGATGTTTTATATATATGGAGATAAATTATGACTTGGAACTTAAACGACTTAAAAAAATTAACCAAACACGAAAGAATGGCAGCTATTCGTAGTCCATTACAACAGAATGAACATTGTCCAGTATGCGACGGACATGTTCCTGCTGTTCAGTTTACAGGCTCAGTTCTTGAATTAGAACAAATTGATGAAGATACATGGATCTTGGCTGACGGCTCGGTTGCAGTAGAAGATGGCTACGGCGGATTGATGGTTTCATTATGTATTGATTGTGTGACTCAACACAACGCTATAGAAAAACGTAATAAAGGCTTACCACAAGACGATGATGGCCCTTATGACTGGTGTACCAAAACCCGCGTTGAGGTATGAATTTTAATTTCTTTCTTTTATTACAAGGAGGTATATATGGAAGAAAAACACATTGACGAGTCAATTCGTCAAGAAGCGAGTAGTTATTTGTATATTCCTGAGTTGAATAACTCAGAAGTATTGCAAGTAATTGCAAATAGAAACCAACACTCTAAACCACAAGGAGGTAAGTATGAGTAGTAAAGGTGCAGATATATTTGACCCAGCAGATGTTGAGGTCGAGATCGATATGGCGAACGGTGAAAACGGAGAGTTGCTCCCAGAGCAATCAACCCCAGAATCAGCGTTCATTCCTGATACTAACGGTGATCCTGTAGGTTCTGAAAACAGAGCCGAGCAAGATGACATTGTTCTACCTGATTATTTCTACAAGAAATACAGTTTGGATCTTGAGGGCAACCCAACATTCAACACTGGTAGGATCGGCGGTATCATGAAGGTGTTCAATGATAAGTATGGTACACAGCCACACTTCGGCGATGACGAAGCTAAGGCTACCAAAGAACGTGAATACTTCAACTTACAAGTTGAACAGATCGTTCTTGGTCAACGACCATTGCTTGAAGTTGATCCGCAAACAACTGGTATCAACTTTTTACAGTTGGCTACCAGAACGTGGGCTGAGTTTTGTTCCATTGTATTCGAGTATCAAGAATCAATGGCTGAGCAAGACCCAACCAAAGAGATACCAGAATGGTTGATCGAGCGCGAAGACAAAATGCTTCAGCTCGGTAGAAAATCCAGAATGTTGTCTCAAGCGTTAGCTACCATTGATAATGACTTTGGTCTTAAAGATGTGTCAATCAAAGCCGACAGAGTCAAAACTCAAGTCGAGTTAAGATTGCAAAGACTTGCAGAGTGGAATTACAAAAATATTGTAGACACTTCCAAGTTCAGTGCACGCGTCATGACTACCCAAGCAAACAATGCAATGGATGTCGCAAGCGTAGCTTAACAATAATGGGGTAGAGGTTTTCGGTTATCTCCTGAGCTTCCTCTACCGCCCGTTGTCCGTGGAGCGTTAACCATGGAAGGTGTCTCCTTAACGACCAAGCTGGGATGAAAAGCCCAGCACCTGTGTATATTGAAAAACGACAGAGGGGGATCTCCAGTTATGCCTCCTTCATTACAGGTTTGGTTCACCTTATGTCACAACGAACCACCTAATTTTTACACATGGAGGTGTGCTTATGGGTTTAGATATGGCAGCCGGTTGGCTAGATAAAGAACAAGACAACAAACCTGTTACAGAGTTTGATTGGCGTAAACACGCATCACTCAACGAGTACATGCGTCAATTGTATTACAGCAAAAAAGGCATGGAAGCTCCACAAAGCGTCATGGATTGCGAGTTTAATTGTTCAGATGTGTACCTTACTCGAGAAGATATTATCGATCTTAAACAA